CTCCAGGCCGGCCCAGGCGCCCCGGATCGAGGGCCGCCTCGCGCTTAAAGGCAGCTTGCGCTTTGGTCACCTCTTCGAGTTGGCGCCGGAGATCCGTGACGAAATCTTTTTGCATCTCCTGGGCAACCGTCGTGCGCTTAGCTTCGGCGGTTACTTGCTCTTGGGCGGCCTTCGAGCGTTCGGTCTCCCGGTTCGTTTCCCGCACGACTTCCAAGATTTGATCGCGTTGCTCCTTGAGGCGCTGGAGGTATTCCGGGGGATTGCGAGGCTGGGTTTCCTCACTCGCAATAAGGCGGTTAAACGTGGCGAGCTGCCGCCGTTCATTCTCAGCGAGGGAGGAGGCATCAATGCCTTCGGGCGTACCCGGTCGTGTCGGGCGCGGCAAGACATTTTCTCGGACAAAGCGGGCGGCTTCGCGGAGATTGCCGGCAACGGTGGCGAGATAGGTCCCCAAGCCCGACTGCATCACCGCATCGGCGAGGAGCTTGAACTCCGTCATCATACGGTTAAAGGCCGTCACCGCTGTATCGGCCATGGCCTTCGAGCCGCTTTGCATCTCCTCAAACCCGCGCGTGATGGCCCGTGCAAAGGTCGGAAAGCGGACACTCCCTGAACTAATCAGTTGTTCTAACTCTTCAGTCGTCCGCCCCATACCGCGAGCAGCGGCTGCCATGGCCGTGGGGAGTGCTTCACCGATTTGTTGGCGCAGCTCCTCCATTTGCACCTTGCCCTTGCTGGCGGTCTGGCCGAGCCCGATGAGCGCACGATTAAATTCCTCATTGGAGGCCCCCGTACGTCGTGCTTCCGTGGCCACAGCCGTCAAGAGTCGCTGTTGATCGACGAGGGGGAGGTTAGCCTGGGTCGCGGCTGCCGTGAGTCGACGCCAACCATTCGCCAGCGGCTCGAGCACAACCCCCAGGCGCTGCGCCGTCTCCACGAGAAAGGTAAACTGCTGCGCCCCCGCCGCAGGCCCCCCACCGATCGCCGCGAGGCTCGCCCGTAATTGCTCAAAGCGTGCCCCCACCTGGACGGTTTCGACCACGACCTCTTTCAGTTGACTGACGAGCCCCCCGAGACTGGTGGCAATGCCAATGGCCGAGGCAATCTGAAAGATTTGCTGGAGGCCACTGCCGGCGCTCCCGGCCTGCTGGCGTGTCTCATTGAGGGTCGTGTTGACCTGGGTGAGGGTCGTATTGAACTGCTGGGTAACGGCGATATTCTGCGTAAAGCTCTGCTGGGTGGCGTTCAGCGTCTGGTTAAATTGCTGGAAGGTCTGATTGGTGGTGCTGCCGGACTGCTGAAGGGTGGTCAGCGCCCGCTGCTGTTGCCCCATCGCCTGCTGGAAGGCCGCGCCAAATTGCCCCATCTGCTGCGTGAGTTGGGCAATCTGCTGGGCAAACTGCTGGAGTTGCTGTGTGGCGGTTTGTAGACCCTGCTGCCAGCGCGACGTGTCAACCGAGAGGTTAGCAACTATGTTCCCAACCTGAGCTTCTGCCACTTAGCGTCCTTCCTCACCGTTCGGACTACTCGTGAGCTTATGCAACTGATACACGACCTCTAGCCGTCGTTTGAGTTCGTCGGGCGTCTGGGGCGACTCTGCCACCACTGGCGGAGCTGGGGCCACATAGCTCTGAGCGTAGCCAAGCCATCCCGTAACTTCTTCCAGGTCAAAGGGTTCACGGCGTTTTTCCGTATCCCTGTTGATATTGACTAATAGCCAGGCGCTCATCGCGGCTCGCCGATCTTCCCGTTCTTGCTGGCGTCGGCGCTCAACACTCAGCAAGTCCACCTCATAGAGCGTCAGGCGCCAGAACTCGTCATCACTAAGCTGGAGTTGGCTGCGGCCATAGGCCCAGAGCCGAGGCCAGTCGATCCGGCCGTCGGAGGGTCCGCGTCGGGGTCTCCTGCGACGGGATTGGCGGCACGCGCGGCCCACGTCCAGGCACCCGTCAGCGCCGTCATGATGTCCGCGATCGGGGCATGGTCCATGAGCCCCCAGACCTCTTCCTGGGTCAGGCGCGGGTCTTCATGGCGCAGGGCATGAAAGAGCAGCACGCCAATGTCGTTGAGCCTGAGTGGCACGTTAGTCAGGGCCGCGTAGACGCTAATGTCCTTGCCCCAGAGGACGCTCAGGTCCAGCTCAGCGGAGCGCAGGGCGCGGTTATCGAGACGCAGATGGCGCTCGCGGTCGAGGGTCAGGGGAATCAAGGGAACGATACTATCCATACTATGCTTTCCTACGCGGCCATCGGGGGTTGGAGATGCGTTGGGGCGTCATTAACCGGCATCCCTTGTGCGAATGTTGTCGAAAAACTGAAAACGATCTGTTCATCGGGCGTTAATATCACACGCAGCGGCAGTGCCCCATCGACAGGGACAGCCGGAATGCCGATGTCACCCACGAAGACGTTCATCGTCCAGCTAGGGTTGCCAGTGGTCGGTAGGGTCACGATAAAGGCCGAGGAGGTGCGATTCTGGGCTGCCGTAAAAAGGGCTTGATGGCCGAGATCACTGGGCACAAAGTTCATTTCAAGGGTAATGGGCTTGCCACGCTTCAAGGTTGGTATGGATGTAGACCACCCGCTTCCGTCATGGGCACTGACATCCGCCATGGCGAACGCCATGCCAATGTCGGTGGCATTGCGGACTTCTTTGAGGACGTGCGTGGCAAACGTGAATATCGTGCCGGTGGCCGCCGTGGCTAACGTAGGCATAACTGCTATACTTTCTAGCGTCTCCTGTTCTACACAAGAGACTGCGCGAAGGGTAGCTGGTCATCTTTTCCAGGGAGGTCCAGCTACCCGCATCCTTACTAGCTAACTTGCAGGTTAGCTAGTTTTTATCTACCCAAAAGCAAATAGCATCTGCTCGTCAATCGTAAGCACCGGCGTCGACCGGAGCACCCCGGCAATCGGTGTCACCGTCGAGTGATCGGTAACCCAGGCATCAAACGCAATCGTCGTCTTGTCCGCATCAGGTAGCACTACAAGCCAATCCCGCCGTATCTTGTTCACAGCGAGATACACTAACCCGGTCTGGTCATCATGAGTTGGGTGGTTTGGTACTAGGTTTATTTCTACCCGCATATCGACCCCGCGTTTGAGCGTCGGTATGCTTGTTGCCCAGCCCGCACCATCGTGGCTGCTGGCATCGACCATATTGAACGATACGCCGATGGGTGTCAGGTTCACTAACTCCGCGATCTTCGTGAACGTGCCTTTGACCGTGGCCACGCCCCCGCTCGTATAGACGCCGTTTCCCACACTGCCCCGGAGTACCAGATGCGTGGCATCGACGCGCTCTGCGACCCAGGAACCATTGGCCGCGGTATTCCCGAGCACGCCTGTCACGGTCACCCAACTCACATCGACAATGCCATGTGTGGTAGTCGTGAGGACAATCGGTGTAGCGTTTGTGGCCGCAGAGATAGCCACGCCACCGGGCGACACGCCATCAGAAAGGCGCAGTTCTGAGCCATAGGCAGCAATCGCGAGTGTTGGCAAAATAAAACCTTTCTTTTCAAGGCATTACATGCTATACTATGCCTTTGCCGGGTAGCGGGGACGCTCGCTCTTGTTCTAGTGGCCTATTCCTACTAGGAGCCCGGTACACTTCCCAATGCCTGAATAGGAGGCAATGCTTGGATACTGCCAAAAGACCCTGCCGTAAGTGCAAATTCCCTAAAAGGCTTGATCAATTTCATAATTCGTCGCGTCATAAAGATGGCAAAGACACTCTTTGTACAGAATGCCAAGCCGAAAGGATGCCGGAATATCGCGAAGCACATCGCGAGGAATTGCGGCTGAAATCTGCTGAGTATTTTGCTACGCACCGTGAACAGCATCGCCGAACTATGAATGCCTATGATGCTGCCCATCGAGAGGAAAGACGTGCGTATTACCATATACATAAAGAAGAAACTAATTTGCGAAGACGCCTGGAGTATGCGACCAATCCAGCGAAAGTATTGCAGCGTAGCAAAGGCTGGCGTGTAAACAATAAAGACAAGATCAAAATATCGCGCAGTAATCGTACTGAACAAATTCGTAGAACATTCAGGCAATGGTATGAGAGTCACCAAGAACAGATTCTTGCCTCTCGAATGGCGCGTCGCGAAGAAAAACGAATCTCGGAAAGAGCTTGGCGAAAAGCACATCCCGAACGCATGCTGGCTAAGAATCAACGCCGAGCCTCGAGGAAGGCCGGCGTTGAAATTGCTGATCTTTCGCCTGAGCAATGGGAAGAGATCAAGGCCGCGTTTCACTGGCGGTGCGCCTATTGCCCGGATGACTGCAAGGAATGTCGTGCCAAGACGCATAATCTGCATCAAGAGCATATCAAACCTCTGAGCCAAGGCGGGAATTATACCGTCCATAACATCGTTCCTAGTTGCGTAACCTGTAATAGTCGCAAAGGGAGTAGACCTCCGTTGAAACCTGTTCAACCCCTCTTGTTGACTCTAGCTCCTATTCATAGGCCACGTAGAAGACGTAAATAATGTGCATACCCTAGACTCCTGCCTCGGGCTGTGGATGGTCTGGGGGATCGCTCGGCGGCGGATCGTGCGGCGGCTGCGGATCGGGGACATCTCCTGCCTCGTCGGCCTGCTGCACCCCCCCGCCTTCATCGTCCTGACCAGGCTGCGGCGGCGGCTCCTCGGCCTTGGCCTCGATCATCTGCCCGCCATGCCGCTGCTCCTGGTGCATCTTCATGAGGGCTTGGTCCTTCGTCCAGTGCGGCGAGGGCGTGTCTTGACAGAGGAGACACACGTACTGCGTCACCCCCTCTGCCGTCGTCTCGGTGCGATAGGTCGGCTGTGGCTCCATCGTCAGACTCCTGATGCCGTTACGGTTCGCGTAGTAGTCCAGCGCCAGGGGGGTGGGCAGGGGCGTGACCCCATGCGTGGACGTCAGATGCGCGCTGAGGCTCGCGTAGTCGGGGTCTTTGTGATTGCAGGCCAGACAGAGGTAGGCCGGTGGGACGTCCCAGAGGACAATATGGAGATTCGGCATCGTCCCGTCCTGCTGGGGGGCAGGTGTCTCGGGGGCGGCTTCCTCAGTTCCAGCGTGAGAGATGTCCTCGGCCATCGATCATCCCTACCAACAAAAAAAGCCCACGACGACAGGAGGGCGATCCTGCCACCATGGGCTCTGCACTCTACTGGCACGCAGGCCAGCGAGATTCAATACCGTATGCAACTGTTGGCGAGAGTCTAGCAGACTCTCAGGGCACAAACAAGCAGTTCTCGACGCCGAACTGCACGGCATGCCGGCCGACGCGGCGCCCACTATCCCACGTCCAGCGAAAGCTCAGGACTCGGTATTCCACGAGGCGGTTCTCATTGAGAATGACGGTATCTGCGGGCTGGATGGCGAGGGTGACGGTGGTAGTGACGGGCGGGCCGGGCGCCGTCTCCACTGTGCCATCGTTGGCATTGAGGATATCCTGATCCTGGCGACTATTGAGGATGGTGTGGCTATCCACATCATAGAGCGAGAGGGTTAACGTATCGAGGAAGCTGCTGTCAATTCCCTCCCCTGCCTCATCGACCAGCTCGAAGCTATAGAGACCCGTGGTGCCTTCGAGCAACGTTTCAGTGAGTAGCTGTGGTGTTGGCATCTGTTCTCCTACGTCAGGGCGGGCTCACGGCCTTTGCCGCGGCGCAGCCCCGAGGGCTTCCCCTGTCCTGTACGCCGCAAGCCACTCGCCTGGCCTTGGCTCCGCGTGAGGCTGCCCGAGACATGCACGGTGGCGAGGTGGTGTGTCTCGATGTCCGCATCTTCCAGGTCGCCAGGAATGACTTCGATGAGCGGGGGCACAGCGCTATAGCCAAAGTCGACCGGCTGCCCCAGGACCTGGAGACTGCCCACCGTCAGTCCCACGGTGATCGTACAGAGGACGGGAGTGCCAGCCAGCAGGACCTGGCCGGCGTCTCCAGGCAGTGTAAGCATGGACTCGAGGTCCTGACCCGTCAGCAGGACGAGTCCCGGCGTGAGCGGTAGTACCCGCGTCAATCGTAGTAGAGCCTCTGTCCCGCTCAGGACGCTCACCCCAGACGTTGTAGCGACGATGAGGCGGAAGGCCGAGAGCTGTCCAGCCAGGAGGACACTCCCAGGATCAGCCGCCATACTGAGGTTGGCACCATAGCGCAGGGCCGCATCCGTGCCCGTAAGGGCAAGAGCCCCCGATGTAGCCGTGAGGCGATGCGTCTGACGCAGCGCCAGCGCCGTCCCCGTGAGCGTCAGTGCCCCCGTACCAAGGCTGACGACGACGCGCAAGACGAGCGGCGTCCCCGCCATGCTCAGGCTGCCACTCGCAGCACTCAGGCGGTGGAGCTTCCGGAGCGCGACCGGCGTCCCCGTCAGGGTCAGACTCCCAGGGTCAGCCAGGATGACGTTGCGGGCGCCATACCGCAGGAGGGCATCCGTACCGGTGAGCGTTAACATACTCGCTGTGACCGGGAGCGCCAGGCGTGGAGTGAGAGGCGTTCCTGCTAGTGCGAGACTTCCAGCAGCCACGGGCAGGGTAAGGCGCGGCGTAACGAGACTTCCAGCCAGCGTCCCCGTTCCCGAGCTGGCAGCGACGGTACGCACAGCGCGAAGCGTGAGCGCGGTCCCGGCAATCGCGCTGCTGCCACTACTGAGAGGCAGACGGCACTGGAAGGAGACCGCAGCCCCGGTCAGCGCGAAGCTCCCAAACGCCACGGGCAGCGTCACCGCCAGGGCCAGGGGAGTTCCTGCGAGGGATACACTGCCGTTGACTGCGGCACAGCGACTCGTTTTGCGGAGCGTGACGGCGGTCCCTGTGAGGAGGAGTGCCCCATTTTCTGTGGCCAGGACCTGCTGGGAGCCATAGAGGAGCGCGACATTCGTGCCGGTCAGGGTCAGTGTGCCCGAGGTCGCGATTAGGCGCCGCGTGGTCCGTAGGGCCACGGCGGTCCCTGCCAGCGCCAGTGTTCCCACGTCTGCCGTCATGCGCCGGCCAAGGGTGAGCGTCACAGCAGTGCCTGCTGCAGCGAGTGTGCTCGAGGCCAGCGGCATGGTGAGTCGAGGGGTCACGACCATACCAGTGAGACTAAGAGCGCCGGGAGCCACAGGTAGGGTCACGCGGGGTGTGAGAGCGGTACTTGACAGCGCGAGCGTCCCGACATCAGCCGTCATGCGTCGCATGGTGCGTAGGGTTACGGCCACACCCGCCAGGGTCAGCGTGCCATTGAGCGCTGGAAGGGTCGCAGTGAGTGTGACACTCGTTCCGGTAAGGCTGAGAGTGCCAGAGGTGAGCGGCAGCGTCAGGCGCGGTGTCAGTGCCGTCCCAGCCAGAGCCAGGGCGCCCGATGCTGCCACCACGTTGCTAGTCTTGCGTACCGTTGCTGCGGACCCCGTCACCGCGAAGGCGCCAGAAGCGGCACTCAGGCGGTGCGTGATGAATAAGCCTGCTGTGGTCCCCGTGAGGGCGAGGGCGCCGGGAGTCACTGGAAGGATAAGGAGGGGCGTCATCGCAGAGCCAGCCAGGGCCAACGCCGACGACGAGACCGGGAGCGTCGAGCGCAAGGCCAGGACCGTACCAGTGAGACTGACGGCCCCAGAATTGGTGGCCATAGAGAGGCGCAAGGGGGTGGTGGTTCCCGCCAGGCTGAGGCTCGCACTGGTGATCGGAAGCACGTGTGCAGAGCGCAGCGTGGCCGCCGCGCCGGTCAGCGCGAAGGTGCCGGCGTCGGCCGTTATACGCCGGCCATAGCGCAGGGTGGTAGCCGTGCCGGTGAGGGTCAGCGCCCCGGAGGCGGCAGTCAGCACGTTGACCTTGCGGAGCGTTACGGCCGTGCCGGCCAGGGCCAGCGTCCCCGTACCAGCAACGAGAGAGACACGGAGCGGCGTATCGGTTCCGGCCAGGGCACAGGTGCCAGGATCAGCGCTGAGCGTGAGACGGAGGGGGGTGGTTGTGCCCGCAAGGGCGAGAGTGCCCACATCGGCGGGCATCGTGTAGGCGGTCGCGGGGACGACCGCGGTATGGGCGATCCAGGCCGGGTGGAGCGGACGATACGGGCGGGGCATAGGTTAACCCTCAGATTTCACAAGAGTTAGACTCGGAAATCTGCTATAATGACAGACTCTGGCAGTGTTTGAGCCACTGCCAGAGTCCTAACCACACTAACAGCTGAGAGGAGCTGCCAACATGGCTATCAAAGATCTTACTGGACAAACGTTCAATCGGCTAACAGTTCTTGAGTTTGCCTACCGAAAAAATGGTCGCACCTTCTGGTGGTGCGAGTGTTCCTGCTCTGCCAAGACACGTCTTCTCGTGCGTGCTGATTGCCTACAAGATGACAATACCCAATCCTGTGGATGCCAAAAGATTGAAGCAGCAACGAAACATGGCCATAATGCTGTCAGTACCAATGGCGGTCCATCGCCAACCTATGTCAGTTGGATGAGCATGATGGAGCGATGCACGCGAGAGCAGAGCCCGCATTATGCTCGTTATGGCGCCAGGGGGATACGTGTCTGTACGCGTTGGTATGACTTCCGCAACTTTCTTGCTGACATGGGCGAACGTCCTCAAGGCATGACACTTGACCGCTTCCCTGACAATGATGGACACTATGAGCCAACCAATTGCCGATGGGCTACGCCACTGCAACAATCACACAACCGACGCAATACCCCTATGCTCACCTTTGAAGGACGCACACAAACACTGCTAGCCTGGGCAGAGGAGCGTGGTATTCCCTATCCCGTCTATGTTGATCGTCGCCGCAAGCAATGGACAGATGAAGAAATCATCCTGACGCCTTACAAGCCATATCGTAATAGCAAGCAATCTCGCATGACCAACCCCTGTTAGTATAATATATATTAGGTCAATGTGAGCACTGTCGCGCCGTAGTCCAAAGTGAACGATTCAGTATCGTTCACACTAATCGAGGACGAATAGTCATACCACCCAATTAAGGGTTTCGCCGGCGTTGTTTGTGTGTCATTATACAAGACTATATACCTGAACGGCCCGAAGCTGCCCCCCGAGGCCGTCCACGTCACATCAACGCCCGTGAGCTGCCCTACTGCGCCAGAGAGCGTCACATCGTTCTGGATGTCAGTGCCCCCGGCTGGATAGCCATTTGCTGCGGTAATCTCGGTGATGTCTGCCTTCAGGGCGTTCGTGGCAACAGGCGCAGTATTGGTGAGCATGGCCTTGATAACGTCCCCGGCTGCAGCCAACCGATGCGAGCCTTTTAATAGTTCTGATTGAAATGAATTGAACTTGTTAAACGCCACCATGTTCTATTTCTCCTATCCCTCTTCAAACTCGAGATAAGCTCTGCAGTTCACCACTGCTGGTGCCGTCACCCGCAGCAGCAAGCCATCAGCGGTCACAATGTTCTCCGGCTCGCGACCGAGGGGAAACTGCACCACGAGCAGCCCGTTGAACGCCGGCACCAGGTACGGCTTCCAGGTCGTAATGGCCGTGGGTTCGGCACTATAGTTGCGACTCCCAAGCGCTTGCGGCGCCCGCGTCGCGCCCCGGATCTGCGTCGGCGTGAACGTGCCACCGGTCGGTGTCCCCGCGCCGGCTTGCGTGCAGTAGCAGATTTCCACCAGCACCGGCACGGCGGTCGGCGTCACGCCATCAAACGAGACGCTAAACTCGGTCAAGCGTGCGATCGTGTTGGTGCCGTTGATAATGTTCAGGATGGTCTTCGCCGTCGCCGCGGTGAGGGCAATCGCGCCTGCGGTCTCGATCACATAGCCTGGGGTGGACATGCACGTCTCCGTCTCCTAGAGGATACTGGCCGCGACCGCTTGCAAACGCACGGTGGGTAGCGGGGGCAGCACCGGGGCCGCCATGCCCCCAAAAGCCCGCTGCGTGCTGGGCGTGACACGGCTCCACGCAATCGGTGGCCCGGTTTCCGTGGTCAGCGTGCCGTTCGCGGTCCAGGTCGCCCCAAACTGCGCCGTATCGGTATGCAGCAGCAGGGGATGCCAGCTCAGCAGGTTGGCCGTGCGTTGCGGCACATACTGTTGCATCTCCGCTTTAATCTCAGTGGCCGTCAACACCGCGCCCCACACCTTAACCGCGGCAGCGCGCCCATTCATGGCATCATCCCCGGCAGACGTTCCGATGAGGAGCGTATTCGAGGAGACGCCGGTGGTCGCGGTCGCCGTGATGTCGAGAACCCCATTGATATAGCCGAGCATTTGATTGGCACTGGTCCCCGCCACCGTCAGGGCCATGTGATACCACGTATTCGTCGTATAGGTGAGCGCCCCATAGACCTCTGGCGCCCCATTACCGCCAAAGCAGTGAAAGTGATTGGCACTACTACCCACCCCTGGTCCCATGCCATAAAAGGCGGCGCCCCCCAACCGGGCCACGCCGAGCGAGACCGCCGTCGCAAAGGTTGCGGCGGCCACGGGATAGACCCAACACATGAGCGTACACGTCGTCGCCGTCGGCAACGTGGTCGTGCGCGAGAGATAATCCGCGCTGGCATCAAAGCGCACGGCCATAACTCGTTACCATTCTTATGTTTCCCGGCCGAGAAGGCCGAACAGATGACTATCGCCGGTCATCGTATCGTTGGCATGGTTGGCCTCCCGGCGCACGCGGATAATCGCGAGTTCATTATTGGCCCAGTTATCCATGTTGGCCCCGTTCGTCACGGCAATATCAGTATAGAGGGGAAAGCCACTGGTGCCGGGCGCGGTAGCATCGACGGTCGTAAAGCTATACGTGTGGGCCGTGTCAAGATCATCCACGCCGGCTTGGAGCCGCCGGATCGCCACGCCCCAACGCGTCACGCCGGTCGTGGCCGTTGCCCCCATCCAGGGGAGGGTCACCGTTAGCCCCGCACCGCCATAGCCCCGGAGCAGACAGAGGAAATCCAGGTACCAGATCGTTGCAGCATCAAACGCCCAGACGTTCACCCCTTCCGCAGGCGTACTCCCACCGACGCGGCGGGTGAGGACTGCAAAGATCGTCGTCGGTGGCCATACCTCTAGCACTGAGAGTACCGCATCGCCAGACGCCATCAGTGCCCCTTCACATAGCGCTTGGTGACGATCAGATTACTCAGCAAGGCTTTATCCGTGAGCGACATCTGGCCGCGCGCCGGTTGCGGCAGCGCCTGGTTGGCGGCGGCGGCGTTGCTGTTATACCAGTCATCCAGGGCATTCACCGCTGCGCGCACGTCGGTTTTCAGGATCGTATGCGGACCGAGCGCCTGCTGCATGAACTCGGCCGTGACGGCGGCGCGGTCTTCGTCACTGAGAACGGCCATAACATAGCCTCCTTCGCCTGGTCGTGAGAGTGGGCCCCCATAGAGCACGCCTTCTCAGGCTCACACTACGGGGCGGGCGGGGGCTGATCGGGGACAATCCCCGAAATTTGCTCGGTATTGCTACGGATGGTCGCCGTCTGCTGGGCGGCGGAATCCGCGCAGGCCCGCAAAGCCGCCCCCAGATTGTCGAGTTGCTCCTGGGTAATGCTTTCGGCCGTATATTGGGCCATTTCGTCGGCGATCCGCGTCACCTGTTCGGTCAGAGCTTGCGAGGCCTCGGCCTGGTTTTGTTGGAGCAGAATGACGGTGTCTTTTATACTTTGCACACTTTCCATAATTTCCCTCATGAGGGTATTAGTTGTATCAAGTTGCGGGACGGAGACTGTAATATCCCACCTCACGGTAATGTCCATGCTCACGGTGGTCGTCGTCCTCAGGGAATCTGCGGCAGTGGCGTACAGACCAGCTGCTCGTACGGTTGCTGGGGAATGACCGCGTCCGGCGGCACCGTGACGCGCTCGCCCAGCGTGTTCTGATAGCGAAAGCGCAGCCGAGTCAGATCAATATCGTCGCGGCGGTTGCGCAGCACGGTAATCGGGCCAGCATAGACGCCGCCGCCCTGCCAGTTGGCCCCGGTGCCGTAATGAACGTCTTCCCGAATACCGTCCATGTCAAGACTTTCGCGGGCCAACCCGTGGCTCACGTCGGCCGCACTGCCGCCGAGACTGAGGACCTCGATCGCGGCACCCAGCGCACACCATTCCACCACTTCCACCGGGAGCTGTCCCAGACCGATCAGATAGTCGACGGCCCAGGCCCGGGCCGTATCCATGGTGGTCACCGCCTCGACCGGAATCGCCAAGACCTCGCCGTACGAGGAAAACGTCATGCCAGCCAGGGGCAGCGTCGTATAGACCGGGTTGGGTGGCACGGCCGTATCATAGCCCTCCCACAGCCGCACGCGGGTCACCGCCTGCACATCGTGGTAGCGCAGCGTCAGATGATAGTGCGTCATGTCTGGCGTTGGCCGCTCGTACGGAATGAGCGCACCGAGCAGGTCATAATCGGTGCCCGGGGTCATCGTTCCGTCGGGAGCGGTCATCACCCGTGTCCGCGCAAAATGGATCCCCATGATGGCTTCGGCGTGACTGACCTGCACGCCGAGGAGCATCATAATGGCGGCATCTCCCCCGGCACCCCGCCAGGCGGCGCCCAGATCAATGCCACGCAGATAGGTATCGCGCACCAGTTGTGGCGTCAGGGCGGCAATGAGCATGCTCTCCCCTCCTAATCTTCCCGTGACAGATCAAACACCCCAGCCCGATGGTGCGGTGAGGTTTCGTGCAAATGCTTCGTGGCAAAGGGCTGGCGCAAGCTCAGGTCGGCAGCATCGCTCTGGTGTTCACTGACATCCAACCCACCCGCATAGAGCCCGGTCGTGGCCAGGCTGGCTTTCGCCCGCAGACTGGCAGCCAGCATGCGAAACCCTTCGACCTGGGCCGCGTACATGGTCGTGCGGTCACCCTTCTTGACCATGGTCGGCCGCCAGACAAACTGCAGGGCCTTGGTTTCTGCGAGGTCCGCTGCAGCCAGCATCGGATTATGGCCATTCTGGCACAGAGCGAAGGCACACTCCTCGTCTGTGGCGATAGGATCACCGCTGTTGGTATCGCCTAGATAGTAATGGGTCGCATCGACCGGCGAGCTTGCTGGATTTCCGGAGTAGGTATAACTCATAACCGCCTCCTTTCTTAGTGCATGGCGACCCGGGCTCGCACAAAACAGTCCTTAGCCTCAAGGAGCTTTCTCAGCCCAGTAGTCACCTCGGCACCCACGACGGGATCCTCGCTATCGAGCGTTTCGGCCATATTGATGGCCAGTGTGGCCACGGCCTTGCTGATCGGCTTGAGCGGCTCGGGCAAGTGGCCATAGGTGAAATGCCGGAGCAGGCGCTCACTGGCTGGGTTCATGGGCATCTCCTAGCGTCGACGCTGGCCGTAGGGCCGCTCGGGCTCAGAGGGAGGGTGATCAGGCGGATCGTTCGGGGGCGGATCGCCTGGGACCGGTGCCCCCGGCTCGGGCGCGGGCGTGGGATGGGGCTGCGGCTGGGGCCCCGGGTTGGGACCAGTCACGTTGGGATCAGGTGGTTCGGCGCCAGCGCGGACCTGGGGATGCTGTGGCGG